ACGGTAGCTTATTTAACCAGGCATTCTCGCGCCTGAATTTTAATTCGGAATAACCCGCAACGGTCAAGTTTACATCGTCAAACTGTTCCTTCAGCTTTTCGTATAGTCCGGTTATTTCCACCGCTCCCGATGTTGAATCAGAGTACAAGTTAAAATCAATCGTTGCTTCTTCAAATCGGTTCGTGAAATTATAGTCAGCCGAGTTATTAACCAGCCCGTATGTGCCATATGGAAACGGCGTTCCCTGTGGTGCTTCTTCAAGATAAAGCCTGCCACTTAGCGCGGTGTAAAAAGACGATGCCGGCACGGACGAAAACTCTGCATAAATTCCTGTAAATAAATCTTTCATAACTTAGCCAAATCCCTTTTTAACTTTCGGAAAAAACGTGCCTTTTCTGCTTTGGCCGCACCCCTCAAAAACGGTTTCTTGGGTATATTATGTGCAGGGACGCCCATCTCTACAAAACTGGCATAAAAAATATCATCAGTTCCAGCCATCACAAGATATCCGCCATCGTGGTAGAGCGATTCATTAACTCTAATACTGTTCTTTAATGACCCTGGCTTTCTGGCTGTCCACGATGTTGCCCTACTACCACGCTTAGTGATGCCCTTTTCCCATTTACCAACAGGGCAGCGACGTCTGGCGCTTGCAGCAATACGTTCTGCAGTCGCCTTCTCATCTTTTTTTGTGATAGCTTCAATTCGTTTGTGAATCGCTATGCCATGCCACTCAACCGTCATAACGCCTCACGACAATATAGAATCAACTCACGATTGCGGTAATCAGGATTCACTACCGAAACAATGTCAAAATACTGGGTTGAATCTCCACGCTGAATGCGTTTTGCAGGGGTAACATCAGATGTATATCGGATACGTATCTGGCAGGTGATTTCACTTTCAAGCGATTGTGCAGTAAGTCTTTCCGTACCCCTCAAAGGCCAGATAGCGCCGTACACGGTTTTGTCGTCACTCCAGCTAAACGTCATGCCGCCCATACCATCGCCAGTACTGTTCTTGCTCTGAATTGTTAGTCTATGCCTTAAGCTGCCTGCTCTCATGTTAAAACCACTTAGTTCTGTACATTTCCAAAAGTGCCTTACTGCCAGACGGTATATTATGCACCACCTGGCCGGCACCAATTATCGTATCTTCCCTATTCTCGTACCAGTGACCAATCATTAGTAACATCGCGTGTTTTATTGACCGGGGAATATCACTGCTTGCCGCATAACCGTAAGTGCCCTCAATTTCTATCGGGTTATTGTGATGCAGTATGTCAGTAGGCCATGACTCGTCATTTTCTAAAACTATTCTCGGTGGCTCAGACACAGAGTCATAAGACCACACAGTTGACCCAAGCGAAGTTGACCCGCTTGTTGAATCAGTATAGTAAATCCCGGTTGTCTTTACACTTGAAAGTGGAGTAATCGGGAGTTCTATTTCAGTCCCACTCGGCCAATCATCAAAATACACCTTCCACTTCTGGGGCATTAACTTACGACCTGTAATATTCTGTGCCATTTCAACTGATGCAGCCCGTAAACCCTTTAATACCTCGTCACTGCCCGTTTCCCCCCGCGTGATCTGTAGATGGTCCTTGATTTCCTCAAGCGTAATCGGATTTTCTATCTTGTATGTTGAAGTATGTAATATTTTCATTTTACAAACACCCTGTCCAGATCAAAGGGTCTGGTCATTTGTCTAGTACTTCCAGATAAAGCCCACGTAACTGTAGCAACAACGCTATACAACCCTTTATTATAAGGAGCCGATGTGCTATGGGTTATAAAAACAGTAACAGTATGGCTGCTTGCAGAGACATTGGGGGCTGTTGATAACAATACTGTTGAGCCCGTACCGCCACCATCAAGGTATGTAATTAAAGCAGATGAACTAACTATCGTGCTCCCGTATGGCACCGCCCCGTCATTTTTAGTCGAACCCGTAGCCGGTGGAAAACGCAACCCAATAGGCACGTTGATGTCACCCGGATATAAAGTAATAGACCCGGAACCCTTAAATTTATCTGGCATAACTTAACTCCGTTTTTAACTGGTCGGTTGCTTGATCCAAATACTCCAACTCGGCATAGTTACCGTGTCCCCTGCACCGAGTGCTTTGGTCGTGCAAGTCGTGACATAATACAGTGTGGCAGTTGAGCCGACACAAATATGACTTGCAACACCTGTGCTTTCCAGGGTAGTCGCGGAAATCAGGTCTGCGTCCGTACTAATTTTCAAGACGTATCCGGAGGTGTTTGCCGCTACTATAAAGTCCGTACTGGCGCACGCGGTTGACCACGCCAGTGCTGTAGCTATAGCACTTGACATGTTGGTGTTTTGCGTATCGTTGATGGTGATCATTACCGCACTAGTTTTAATTGTGTTAAAACCCGTCTCATAAAAGTGTGAACTTGCGTACATTCCCATGATTATTTCCCCCCCTTAAAAGAACTCTTACCGCCCACTTTTCCATCCTGAACTTCAAGACTTTTATTAGTGCCCTTCTTCTTGTCTTTTGGTTTATCTGTCTTATCCGTCATTCTGTTACTCCCTTACCGATATAATTATGGTTTGTTATTTGCCCAGTATAGCAATACTCGCCATCATCTGCGATAATTGCATGATAACCGTCCCGTGCAATGAAATTATGTATAGCTAAATTAACAACCGTTTTAGCTGAAAAAGAGTAGACCGCTCCCGGTGTTGCTGTCAGTGATAGTCGAGTTATAGCCGCCATTATACAATCACGAATGTAACATCATCGGGTGGAGCCTCAGTTAAGGCCGTCACTGTGAACTTACCCTCGCCTGCGACTAACGAATATGCGGTAATTGATGTTGCCTGGTATAGCATGGTCCCACTTGTAAAAATTATCACCCTGCCGTTATAGTGGTTTTCCGTTGGCTCTACTATATCGTCACAATAAAAAACGGTTTCTGTTGCTGCTGTGTTGTCATGGCTTACCGTACCCACCACAATCGTTTCTGCGCTGGCCTCAAGGTTATCAGCGGCGGTGGCAGAACCGGAAATCTGAATCACGTTAACGGGTTTCATAGTAATAGCTTTAAACCCGTAAGTTATTCCGCCGGTATCACCGTCAACCGTTGCTGAACAGAAGATGGTGTAGGACTTGCCGTTTTCAAAACCATTCGCAGCGGTACATGCTATTGTCTTGGCATAAAGTCCAACAGTGTTTGCATCGTCAAACTCGCTGTTGCCACCACTACCATCGTCCATGTTCCCGTTTAATATCGCAACCTCGGTGTTCTCCTCATACACTCTGTATGTCGGCACTGCATCAGCGTCAGTAGAAACACCCGTATCCGGGTCGTGGGTAGCAATCGAGAAAGTTAAATTGTCTTCAATTATTACTTCTGACGGGCATCCCATTTATTTGTCCTCCCTTTTGAATTCCCCGCAAAACTCATCTGCGTCCGTTACGGGGTGTACTGCGACGTGGTTTCTTTCTATTTGTATTACCCCGGCTTTGCGCCTGCGGCAGAATCCGGGGCTTGGTTTCCATTCTAGTTCCACTATATACCTAACGCTGATGTGTTGATTATCCCACCATGTGCATAGATGACACTTGTGGCCTATCATTAATTAAGTCCTCAAACCTACCCCAATACTTATCGTTAAATGTTCTTTTCCTGCCGCGCTTTGGCCCTGTAAAATTATTGTCGTGACGAATATCCAAATTAGGAATTTCCGTTTTAAATATATCGTATTTTTCCTTGTCTAACTGGGCTTTAATATATTTTTTTAAGTAAACCGGACGCCCACTTTCAGCCCAACGGCGTCCCTGCTCAATTCTTAATTTTGATAAGCCGGGTTCACCGGCAAACACTAACTCCCTTACAAGTTTTCTGTCTCTATCGAGTAGGTCAAGTCGCTCGGCCATTGTATCAATTAATAATTTTCGATTGCAGACCATCTGTGATAGAGCAAGTCGCTGTTTCCAATACCGTGAATACATCCCTTTGAGTTCTGGATGGCTATGCTCCGCATACTGCACTAATAAATGATTTTCGTTATAAAAGAATGCATCGTCATTGGCTGGAACATAGCTAAAATGCTCATCCGTATAAATGCAATCATGCTCTGCCATAGCAACATATTTTGTATCAGCGGCTTTTGCGCCGATAAGAACCTGTTTGTAAAGTGTCAGCCACGATGGTTTTAAATTGCCGATACAAATGTTTGTTCCTAAATCAATCGGTTTATGGGAGACACTAATAATTTTTCTTCCATTTGCAGCCTGAACCAATAGCCTCCGGCATGTAGTGAATAGCGGTTCTGAAAGTCGATTTTCAGTATAATATATGATTGTCGTATCCAAACCGCTCAAAATCCTCCTTATAATATCTTTGTACGTTTGCTATTGATTCCTCGTTATAATATTCTTTATATGGTTTATGCCTTGAGAATCTTCTTCGGCCTATCTTCTTTACACTCGACCCTATAATATCAGCGATTTTATTTACATCCTCGTTTAAATTCTCAAATCTTATAATATAATCAAGGTCGATTCCCCTTATCTGCTCCACCTGTGGTCTAAACCAATCTTGCCCATCAACTCTGCGCGAAAGCCTATTGGGTGTTTGTACTTTCCCCATCATGCGGGTGAAGTCTATAAATCTGGTTTTATTGTCGAGAATATCAGGATGTCTTGATATTGTATAAAAATAATGGGACACAACCCGATCAAAAGGATTTCTACATGAGGCAAATTTAAATGCAGATATATGAAATTTCTTCGCTATAGTTTTCCTTCGCACTAACCACAAATAATTTTGATGTCCGAAAGTAACACAACCCTCTTGCCTAAAATTTTTCCTCTGTCTTGGAAGCGCAAAATTTTCTAACCCAAGTGCTTCCATTATGTAACTTCCCGCGGTCTTTGGTCTGTCTCTTATACACATCTCCGAGCCCACGAGACTAAGGCGAATCTCGTATGCCGTCTTCT